AAGTTTAGAGGCTCAAGGAACATCTGACGCATCAAGCGCGTCTATTGGCGCTTATACTACTTGGGGTATAGGTGGAGTAAATGGTGGGGGTTATGGCGAAGGCAAAATAGACCAAGTAAGAATATTTAACAGAGCCTTAGACGCAGGAGAAGTTGCTCAACTATACAACGAATAATGCAAGATTTAAAGATAGCCTTTACGAATTTATTCGCACTTGGGTTAAGTATAACAGAAGCAAATCCAGTATTACAAACGGTATCTTTAGTATTAGCTATCGGATATACTACAATATCAATATATAAAAAACTTAAATGAAATTACCTAGAAACGGAGTAGCGAGAGAGATAAGAAGTTATGTAGGTTCGTTACTAATATTCCTTTTTGTTATTGGTTTAATTATAGCTTTGATACAGTTTCCTGTACTTGATACAAATAAGGAGGTTGTAATGATGCTGATAGGTACTATAAGCGCCTCTATTGGAATAACAGTCGCTACTATAACAGGAAGTAAGCCTGACGATATAAACTCTCTTAAACAGTCGCTAGAGAAGAAAGAACATCAAATAGAAATGCTAGTAGCAGCTAAAGATAATCTTGAAGAAATGGTAATTAACTTGCAAAAAGAGATGTTACAAAACCAAGATAATATGATGGATAAAATCATCCTTAAAGCTGCTATGGATTTTGACGATAAGAATTACCCACCTAAAAAATAAATTATGATAAAAAAGTATTACGATATAGCAAAAGCAGAAGTTATTAAATGGATATTTAATGGATGGAATAGCGACAGTATATTTGAGAAAGGTAAGGTTATCTTTGTAGGTTTTGTACTGTTCTTTATTCTTTGGAAATTAATTTATAGCATATTTGTATGAACCTTAATTACTTTTCCTTATCAGAGTTTGACTGTCCTAGTTTACCTAATTCAGGTAAGAATATGGATATTAACTTTCTTTATAAACTTGAACACGCAAGAGAACTTGCAGCAATACCCTTTAAAATCACAAGTGGTTACAGAACAGCAGGTCACAACGAAGCAGTTGGAGGTGTGCCTAACTCAAGCCACCTTATCGGAGTTGCAGCAGATATTGCTGTTGGAAGCGGAAACGAAAGATACATTATACTTAACGCCCTTATTAGAGCAGGATTTAAACGTATTGGAGTTGCAAAAGGATTCATCCACTGTGATACAGATGACTCCAAGTCAAACTCTGTTTGGACTTACTAATACCGTAGGCACTACCTTATGTCTGACAAAAAGAAATTTAAAGATACCCAAGTAGGACAATTCCTCTTAAACAAAATACCTAATGTTGTAGAAGCAGTAGTAGGAGATACATTAGCAGGAAGTGTAATACAGGCTATTATAGGGGGTTCTGGAATGTCAGAAGAAGATAAGTCCGTAGCACTAAAGAAACTTGATTTAGAGAGGGCTGAGATAGACGGTACTACTCGTAGATGGGTTGCTGATGCTCGTAGTGGTTCTTGGTTAGCTTCTAATGTAAGACCATTAGTATTAGTATTTTTAACTGTAAGTTACATTATAGGATGGTATCTTAACTATCCTTTAGATTCTATCACAGGGTTATTATCAATCGTTATTGGTGGATATTTCGGTTCAAGAGGAGTAGAGAAAGTCTTTGGTAATTCAAAACATAAATAATGGCAAAACTTCAAATAAACAATTATAACAAGAGTAATAAAGTTAAACGTAAGGGAGTACACTCTAAGTCTAAAACAAGCTCTCTAAAGACCTCTAAGAACTATTCTAAGACATATAGAGGACAGGGTCGTTAAACACAGTGGTTAAATAGCTTTAAAAGAAAAGAAAGAAAGCAGAACAACACTAAAGAAGAAAAAAGAAAGAAAAGAAAAAGCCCCCCTAGAAAAACAAACAATCTAAAAGTATCTGATCCAACAGGCTATCTCAACTGAAGTATTGTAATTTTTATAGTAGATTTACTGCTACTGTTTTGCAAATATATATATTTTATTTAATTTAGCAATATGGATTACAAATATTTTTCTTTTGATGAATTCGATTCCCCTGATAAAGTTGGTAGTGGCTATAAATATATGGATAGGGAGTTTATAGAGATGTTAGATGAAGCTCGTGATATAGCAAAGCTAGAGTTCAAGATACTTAGTGGATATAGAACAAAGTATGCCAACACTAATATATGGTGTGCTTCAACTGCAAGCTCACACTTGATTGGTAGAGCTGCTCATATAAGATGTTTGAACTCCAAATTCAGATTAAGGATTGTCGAGGCTGTTTCTATGGTAGGATTTAGGAGAATTGGAATACACAGGGATTATATTCACGTAGATAATGATGATTTAAAACCTCCATCCCTTTGGTTAATAGCGTAACCTTTTGTATATTTGCAAAGTAATCGGACATTATTTCTTTGGTAGAAAGGAGGGTGAAGTTAAGTAGCCCTCTTTTTTTTGTCTATATGTTAAAGTTTTGTTAAAATTCTTGTTGGTAACATTTTTTTTGTACCTTAGCTGAAAATAACAAAGATGAAACACTTTTACGACTTATCCTCTTACTTCACTATGAGGATTACTGCATTAGAATCTAAAAATGCAGATTACAAAAAAGAGATAGACAGATTGACAACATTTCTATATGAGGTGTGTGACCCTGATTGTCCTGATGAATATAAGGGTATAGTCAGAAAAGAAATCGTCAAAGAAGATTTATTAACCGATTAATTTTAATTATTATGAACATTACTGAAAAACTATTGAAGATTCAAACAGAGTTAAAAGCTCCTAAGAATCAACGAAACGCATTTGGGAAGTATAACTACCGAAGTGCAGAGGACATCCTAGAGGCAATTAAACCTTTAGCTGCTAAGCACAACGTGCTATTTAAGATTACAGAAGAGGTGAAAGAGATAGCAGACAGAGCTTGTCTTATCTCAACAGCTAAGATGATTGATGCTAGCGACCCTAGCTCCTCTGTAGAGTCTAATGCAACAGCATTTATAGACTTTGGTGCTAAAGGTATGCAAGCACCTCAACAGACAGGTTCTGCATCCTCCTACGCTAAGAAGTATGCTTTAGGTAATTTATTACTTATAGACGATACTAAAGATTCTGATGCTACTAACGACCACAGTACTACAAGTGCTATTCCTTCTTTAATGAAAGGTTCAGCTAACTGGTCTAAGGTTGTTAAGTATTTACAGGAAGGTGGAGACTTGAATAAAGTTATTCAAAAGTATAGTGTTAGTTCTGCACTTAAAACTGAACTACAAAGTTTAACCAATTAATATATATATTATGATTTTTAATGCAAGTATTGACTTAACTAAAATTGAGAAGTCTAAGATTATCAAAGGTAAAAAAGGTAGTTACTTAAACATTACCGGCTTTGTTAATGATGAAGTTGACCAGTATGGCAATAACGTTTCCATTATTGTATCTCAATCTAAAGAAGAAAGAGAAGCAAAAACTACTAGAGTTTATTTAGGTAACGGTAAAACAAATACTGTTAATGCACCAGCCAACGCTGCGCTAGAGACTAACACTCAAGCACCTGCTTCAGTAGGTGTGGATGATTTACCATTTTAATTATAAGGGGGTGGCAGAAATGTTGCCCCCTTTTATTTTCCGATTATGATAGAACGTCAAGTAAGAATATTATCCGATTATATCTCAAGACAGAATAATGCAACTTGGAGAGAGAAACAGGCTTTTAATGATTTAGTAAATCACTGTGAAATGCTTGACAACAACTACAAGGATAAAACTTTGTACTTAGAAAGATTAGCCTCTTGGTATATTGACCATATATTTGAGTTGAATCAAGAGCATATAAAAGAAGTTAGTTGGGGGTTTTTTAAGCATATATTATTAGATAAGTTGGCAATAATATTAAACACTCCTTCAGAATATTACTATACAAGCCTAGAAAATAACATACTAGGTTTAGATATACAAAATAATAACAAGATAAAGCCCTACGGAAGCGTTTTAAGAGCCTCTAAGCTACTTATTAAAGATGTTATAGTAAATAATACCAAAGACAAATATGAACCAATTAAAGATAGATTATGAGCAGAAATATAAAGCAATCTTGGAAAGTAGCTACGTCGATCCTCTTGGAAATGTATCGCAACCGCCCCTTGCCCTTTCTTATGGCCTTAGTGGTGGTTATAATCCTCTCCCCACTGGTATTGCCACTTACGGGAATTTCAGCTTTGTACAGGCTCCTCCGAAATCGAAAAAGACGTTCTTCCTTTCACTTATAGCTTCGGCTTATGTTGGGGGTAAGACACAGAGAACAGGCGATATGTTAGGACACAGAGAAGGTAAGAAGTTAATACACTACGATACAGAGCAAAGTACATTCCACGCTCAGAAGGTTTTTCGTAGGGTTAATGATATCTGTGGCACTACAGAAGATTACTATACTTACGCTTTAAGAGCTTACTCTGCCCCTGAACGATTAGACTTTATAGATTGGCATTTATACAATACTGACAATATTGGGTTAGTAATAATAGACGGTATTGCTGATTTAGTTTTAGACAGTAATGATTTGATACAATCAAGCAAGCTCGTTCAATATCTTATGAAGTGGACACAGGAGTTAAATATTCATATAATAACAGCAATCCATTCTAATTGGAACTCTGAAAAGCCTACAGGACACTTAGGTTCGTTCTTAGAGAAGAAAGCTGAAACCCAAATAGCTTTAGAGTTAACAAGCGACAAGAGTGTTGCTGTAGCTAAATGTAAAAGGAGCAGGGGATATTCTTTTGATGATTTTGCTTTTCAAGTAGATCCAAAAGGATTACCTTTTATATTAGAATCAATCCCTGATCAGATAGACAAAGATAAATATATAAAGATATGATAGTTTATTTACTATTTCTTTTGGTTTTAATAGTGATTTTGATTAAATTGTTCACTTATAAACCATCAAATAAAGAATAATTGAGGAGAAAACCTAGAAAGAAAGGACCAGTACAGTCAAGGAAGATATCTTATGATGGTATCAACTTCGCCTCTGGACTTGAAAAGTATATGTATATGGCTCTAAAGAAACATAAGATAAAAGCAAAGTATGAAGGTGAAACCTTTGTACTGATTAATGGATTCCATTTTGAGAATGAGTCTTATGAGAGACAGGCCAACGGAAAAGGAGAGCTAGTTAATAGAGGCTCAAAAAGAATATTACCTATAAAGTACACACCTGATTTTATCGGTGAAGACTTTATAATAGAGACTAAAGGTAGGGCGAATGAATCGTTCCCTATCAGATGGAAGTTGTTCAAAAAATTGATTACAGAACAGTTTCCTGCTTACACCCTATATAAACCTCAAAACCAAAGAGAATGTGATAGGGTGATTGAATTAATTTTAAATAAATATGAGAACAATTAAAATGATTTTTGTTTCACTAGGGTTTGTAATGACGAGTACCTTGTGGGGCTATATAATTTTAGTAGTATTAAAAAAATTAAGATATATAATATGAATATACAATTTGAAATGATAAGAGGATTCCTATTAGGAATAGATTATTTGAATGATATCGAACAGGAAGATGTTTACGGTGTCGTTACTTTTGATCTACTTCGGATAAGTGTAGGATTTTTCTTTATACACATTATGTTGAATGCTAGAGATTCTAAGTAAAAACCACAGCATTTGGGTGTCTATGGGGTTGTCTATCGGCATCCCCAATAGTATCGTGGAGGACTTTGTTCACGAGACTTATCTTAGATTAAACAAGTATGTTGGAAATCCTGAGAAGATAATGTATAATGAAACTGAAGTTAATAGGTTTTACGTCTACATAACCTTAAAGAATTTATGGACTGATTACAACAAAGCTAAGTCCAAGTATGTCGTTTATAAGATGGATGACTATGACGGTGAATATGATTTCAATACTCCAGATTGGGCCTTGTATGAAGAGGTAAGCTACGATAAGGAAAAGGCTCAGGAGTATATTTTAGCTAAGATAAACGAAGAGGTAGAGTCTTGGGATTACTGGTATGACAAGAAACTGTTTAAGTTATATTACAATACGGATTTAAGTCTTAGGAAGCTGGCTAGCGAAACTAATATCTCAGTCACTTCTATTTTTAATAGTTGTAAAAACTATAAAGATATTATTAGAAGTAAATTTGGAGAAGACTTTGAGGATTATTTAAATGGAGATTTTGAGTTAATATATGAGGACTAATGGAAGATGAATTATTAGATTTTTTAGATTGGTACAACGTTATGTGCCATAACATAGAAGGTAAGACTTCTAGGGAAATAATTAATATGTATATGTATTTTTTAAATAATAAGATATGAGTGAAGAAAAATTACCACAAAAACCAAAGGATAAAAGAACTAAGCAATACAAGGAATGGGTTGCTAAGTATGAGACTGCCTCAGAGGGAGTTGGAGACACAGTAGCTAAGATTACTAAAGCTACAGGAATAGACAAGGCTGTGAAATTCTTAGCTGGTGAGGACTGTGGGTGTGATGATCGTAAAGATACTCTAAATCACCTATTTCCTTATAATAAACCTAACTGCTTTACAGAGCAGGAATTTGAAGTTTTAGATGAGTTATTCTCTAATCCTAATTGGAGATTAAGGACTCTGTTAGGTGAGGAGATAAAAGCTCTTTATGTTATATACAATAGGGTTATGAATACTTCTGACGTTCCTAGTGGATGTGGTAGTTGTGTTACAGGTAGGCTGAACAAGCTAGAGCGTTTATACAAAGAGTATTTATAATGGATATGTGGAATGAACAGAGATTGTTCGATTATCTCGTAGGGTGTTGCTATAGTGATTTAGTCAAGGCTAAGAAACAAATGAGTAGATGGGATTGCTATAGCCCTCAAACATTCCACAGAATAGAATTGAAGTGCAGAAGTAAGCATTATGATGGCTTATTGATAGAGAAGAAAAAGTTTAATGCACTGATAGAAAAGTGCCACGACAACTTAGACGTTCCTATTTATATTAACTCAACCCCTAGTGGGGTTTTTAGGTTTAATCTATATAATGTAGAACCTAACTGGAGAGTTGATCACTTTAAGAAAACAACCCAGTTTGCTAATAACAATAGGATACCTAAAGAGGTGGCTTATTTAGACGTAAAAGATGCAGAGATATTATGAGTGATTCAATAAAGAAATACGAAGAGATGATGGAGGATGGGCAGTGGTCTACAGATAGCACAGGCTACTCCTACAATAACTTACCCAAAGACCCAATAGTATTGAGTGTTTTGGATAAGTATAAGGCACGTTCTAGGGATGGTATTATAAAATATGGTACAACCCTTCACGATAGTCCTGATGGCTTCTACGCTTTCCTTACTCACTTACAGGAGGAACTTATGGATGCTACTTTATATATAGAGAAACTAAAACAACAAAAGTAATGCAGATAGAGGAGAGAATTAGAAAGATACAGGGATATAAGACTTGGTCCATTAAGAGAAAGGTTGATGAACTGTTAGAGATTGATGCTCACAATTATACCAATCTAGGTATTGATTCTTCTAAGGCTGAAAAGAAAGCTGTTAAGGATATCAGTAGAAAGATATATAGAGCTATATCAATTATAAACCCCTTGGATGGATATATCCTAGAGGCCCATATGAATGAGAAGGACCTAACTAAAGCAATAGATCAATAGATGTTAGTCTTATTGATTGATGTTATTACTGTGATAGTAGGACTGGTCCTCTGGTTCTTTGTGATTAAATATATAATAGAAAATTAAATATGAAAGAGTCTACACTGGTTAAGATGCAGTATGATCTTAGAATAGCACAACAGGCCTTAGTTGTTGCTTTAGAAAGAATAAAGAAATTAGAGGAAAAAAATATAGAAGAAAAAGAGTAGTTGTTAAAAAATTGTTTATATTAGCAGTATGAAAACAATTAAATTACTAGACAATAAGGATTGGGATGTATCTGAAATCTTAGATAAGATGGAGGATGACTCCTTTTATTATGGATACTTAGGAAAGTATGCATTATCATCCTCTTCTTCTAAAGACCTTTATAAGTCCCCTAAGAGTTACTTTAATAAGACTCAACAAGTTAATGGTGATATACCTGCTCTAAGAGAGGGTAGACTAATTCACACTGTAGTTCTTGAAGAGGAAAAGATTAATGATAAGTATGACTTTGTTGATATAGGTGGAAGAAACACTAAGACCTTTAAGGAGGCTAAGGTGGAAGCTACTAACAAAGGGAAAGAGATTATGTTGGTTAGTGAACTTAATAAGGCTAACGAGCTTTGTAACTCTATTAGATTCAACAGTGATGCTAATGAACTATTCACAGGAGGTTCTGCTGAGGTCCCTGCTATTGGTAATTTGTTTGGTATTCCTTTTAGGGGAAAGGCTGACTACTTGAAAGATGGACACTTAATAGACTTAAAGACTACAGCTAAGCTAGATGGATGGGAGAGAGCTGCTAAATATAGTTGGCATTATGATATGCAGGGTTGGATTTATTGTGAACTCTTTGGAGTTGAGAGGTTTACTTATGTAGTTATAGAGAAAGGTTCTGGTGATATAGGAATATTTGAACTCACTAAGAACACAAAAGAAATAGGTGGTGATAAGGTTAAGCAAGCCGTAAACACTTACAAGGAATATTTTATAGAAAAAAGAAGCAAGGTTAATGACTTTACAATCAGAGGATTCCTTTAGTTTATTTGAGGAAGAGAAGATGCTATATTACTACCTATCCTTAATTGACTTACTTCACGGAGTGAGTATAAAACAACTAGAAGAGGATATATCTATCTACGAGCAGATAGAGTCTTATGAGGCTTGTGCAGGTATTAAGGAAGCGGTTGAAGTAGCTAGATATAAAACGTATCAAGATATAAAATTGATAGCGTTAGAAGTGCAAGAGAAGTACCAATTTGAAATAGATTAAATAACAATTAAAAACGATTAGAATGATTACACATTTATTAAAAAATGTAGTAGAAGAATACTACGAATTAGATTTAACTTTAAACACTAGACGAAGAACTCACGTTGAAGCTAGAGCTATCTACTTTAGACTGCTAAGAGATAAAACTAAAATGAGTCTTGAAGCTATAGGTAAGACTGTTAATAGGGATCACGCCACTGTCTTGTATGCTAACAGAAAGTTAAAAGATTGGATTCAATATGATTCAAAGATTAAAAAAGAGTACGAGATTATTAGAAACAAATTTGAACACGCTTTGTCAAACAGAGTTGATCACGCTTTATCATTATCTGACACAAGTGCTGAAGAAGATTATTCAACAATAGAAGGGTTTTATGAAAAGAAATATAAGGAGCTAGAAGCAAAAACGATAGAAGCTCTTGCTAAAGTTGAAGGTAAGGAGTTTGAAGATATCAATTCAGTACAAGCCTTTGAAGCATTAGATAACTTGTTTACTAAGTACAACTTCTTAAAGGCAAGTTTTTATAGAACTCACCCTAAGATAGCTAAGTCTGGTAAATTTGATTTAGTGTAGTTAAGGCTAAGAAGGTTGCAGTAGACTATTCCGTTATAAATCAAGAGGCAGCTAAGTGGTGTATGGATAGAGGTTATAAGATATATCCTACACCAGTTGAGTTTAAGAATTTAAATGAAAGAACTAAGAAGGGGATTAAGTTTAAATTGGTTGTAGAGTTTGGTGGTGCTAAGAAAGTTGGTACTAAACTTTATACTGATGTTGAATGGTCTAATGCAATATGGTCAATATATAGTTACCTATATAACAAACACGGAAGGAATGGACAATAGCAATATGGGAGTAAAGATCAACTTATTGGATTTGTTTAGTGGGATAGGTGGATTTCACCTTGGACTAGAAAGAGCAGGGTTTGAAATCAACTCTTACAATTCAGAGATAGATAAATACGCAACACAAGTATATAAACATAACTTTAAAAATAGCAAGTATGTCGGATCAATTACAGATGTTCGAGGACAAGAATTACCAAGAATCAATGGAATCACCTTCGGAAGCCCTTGCCAGGATTTTAGCCTTGCAGGAAAAAGGAGAGGTATGTCTGGAGAAAGATCAAGTCTCATCCTTGAAGCGATTAGGCTTATCAAAGAATGCCGACCAGATTTTTTTATCTGGGAAAATGTTAAAGGAACATTCAGCTCAAACAATCGCCAAGACTTTGCAGCAATCTTGCAAGCGTTTGCCAACATTAGGGGTTATAGACTCGAATGGCAATTGCTTAATACAAAGTGGTTTCTACCCCAAAATAGAGAGAGAGTCTACCTTGTTGGATATCTTGGAGACGGAAGTAGAGGACAAATATTTCCTATCTCAGAAGGCTGTAGACAGGTTAATGTCCTACAAGGACAACAAGCAAATACCTGTACCCTCACAACAAGATATGGAGCAGACGGAAATGGATCGTACATTACTGAACGTAAACAGTATGCACAAGAAAAAAAAATAACATCAGGAACTAAAAGAGGATATGAGACTGCTACATATGGAGATGGTATTGATTTAGCTTTTCCCGGTAGCACTTCTAGAAGAGGTAGGGTTGGCAAAGGTTATGTTCACACATTAGACACTGCTTGTAATATGGGTGTTTTAGAAGTGGGTGATTATAGATATGATAAGGGTTATAGGAAAAGAGAGGATGGAATCTCTCCAACTTTAAGAGCTAAAGCATCCACTGATATTTCTAGTACACCTACTATAAATAAAATTAGGAGACTTACACCAATAGAGTGCGAAAGACTACAGGGGTTTCCTGATAATTGGACTAAGTACGGAAGTGAAGGGTTAATATCAGATACACAAAGATATAAGATGTGTGGTAATGCTGTAACAGTTGATGTAGTAAAAGCTGTAGGTGAAAGAATTAAAGATGTAGTATATGGGTAGAAAACCAAAAGAAAGGAAGTTCGTTAAAGCTACAGATGGTAGACGTAATAACGGTAGGAAGAAAGGTGACAAGGTAAACAAACCTGTTATGGCCACTCCTAGTGCTATTAATGAAGCTAAGAAGAATCGAGTAGGGATATATGCTTTGAACGCTATGCAGAAAGTATTCGGGTCCGAGGAAGAGGCTTGGGCATCACTAGCAGAGCAAGCTAAGGATTCCTTTCCCCATATGAAGTTGTTGTTTGAATATAAGTATGGTAAGCCTGATGAATCAAGGTTAGGTGGTGAGAAGCCTAAAGTAAATATAAATATAAAAAACCTGTTCGCAGGAAACCAAGAAGATAACAATAACGATATAATAGACATTACAGATGAATAAGGAATTTCCAGAGAATTGGTGGGATTATGGACTAAACCCTATACTAGGTTATAGATACAATCCAGACGGTAAGGGGTTACCTGTTAAATTTAGAAAGTTAAGTATTGAAAACACCTCAGTTAAACGATAAATATCAAGCACTAGGTAATGACAGTAGGTATTTTGTAACTACTGGTGGGAGGGGTAGTGGTAAGTCTTTTGGAGTTACCTCTTTCCTTGCACTGCTTACTATGGAGAAGGGTCATAAGATATTGTTTACTCGATATACTATGACCTCTACAGCTAATTCTATTATCCCTGAGTTTATAGAAAAGATTGAGCTTTATGGTATTGCTCAGCATTTCAGAATAACCAAAGATGAGATTATAAATATCTCTACAGGAAGCTCTATAATGTTTAGGGGTATCAAAACCTCAGCAGGTAACCAGACGGCCTCTCTAAAGTCCTTACAAGGTGTTACTACCTTTGTATTGGATGAAGCAGAGGAACTTATTAATGAAGATGATTTCGATAAGATTGATCAGTCTGTACGTTCTAAATCTAAACAGAACAGGGTTATATTAATACTTAACCCTACCACTAAAGAACACTGGATATACCAGAGGTTCTTTGCAGCTAAAGCAATTAAGAGTGGATGGAATGGTTGGAAAGATAATATTACTTATATACACACTACCTTTAAAGATAACTTAGATCACTTATCAGAATCTTTCTTATTCCAAATAGAAGAGATTCGTAGACGTAGGCCAGACAAATACAATCACCAGATATTAGGAGGTTGGTTAGATAAAGCTGAAGGTGTAGTATTTACAAGATGGGATGTTGGTGCTTTTAATGAGTATTTACCTTATATATATGGTCAAGATTTTGGGTTTTCAGTCGATCCTACGGTCCTTCTGAAGATGGCTATAGATAAGGATAGGAAGAAGATATATTTAAAGACACAGTACTGTAAAGTAGGCTTGTCTACAAAAGAGATAGGTGAGCTAAATAGGAGATATGCTGGTGAGGATCTTATTATTTGTGATAGTGCAGAGCCTAGACTTATACAGGAGCTGAAGATATATTGTAATATTAAACCTACAATAAAGAAGCAAGGTAGCATACTAACTGGTATAGCCTTGATACAAGATTACGATTTAGTTGTTGACCCTGAATCTACAGAGTTAATCAAGGAGCTTAACAATTATGTTTGGCACAGTCGTAACGAAAGACCAATCGATAAATGGAATCACCATCTTGATAGTATGAGGTATGGTATTCAGTATTACTTAAAGAATATAAACAAAGGAAGTTACGTCATTCGATAACTCTTAAACGCAGTACCCTCTTGAACGCAGTAGGTTCTTAAACATAGTGGGTCTTCTTAAACGCAGTAGGTATCGTTAAACGCAGTAGGCTCTTAAACGCAGTAGGGTTTTTTGCCCTTTGATTGCATTTTGCAATTAAGCGATATAAGCCCCTCAAATTTGTTCTATGTAGGGTTATACCTAAAAAGGTATAGAGTCTCTTAAATCGTCTCCAAATAGCTTTCACGTTAATTTTATTAGTAATACAAAAAAAGATATAATTGATAGGTAAAAAAAGTCTCTTTTCACTTGTATATTAAAAAAGTTTTATGTATTCGCGTGCGTTCCTTAATTATATAGAAAAATAATTGTTAGTTAATTGTTGGTTAATTAAAAAATAATATTATCTTTGAATAAGTTTAACCAATAACACAAAACAAAATGAAACTTTTAAAATTACTTAATCAATTTACTTTATTATTTACACTTTTATTTTTAGCCTATATTATTGGGCAAGTTATAAGAGCTATTTTTTAACCAACTAAAAACTAAAGAAATGACACAAAAACAATTATTCCAGGAAATTACAAGCGGTAAGATATTCACCGCTCAATTTATCAAGAAAGACGGATCAAGGCGTTTAATGAATTGCCGTACTAATGTTAAAAAGTTTACTAACGGCAAAGGGTTGAGTTTTGACCCAATAGCTAGAAACCTCTTGCCAGTTTACGATCTAAAAGTTAAAGATTATCGTTTTATAAATTTGTCTACTCTAATTAGTGTAACTATAAAAGGTAAAAAATACTTTATTAATGATATTATAATTAATGATAGTATTGATAATATTAAGGAATTAAATAAAACTATATTAAAATGAAAGTAAAATTAAAAGATGCTGAACTTTATGCAAATTGGCTATTAAGTGAGTGTAGTTGTCCAATAGATGAAATTACATTTTTAGTCAGTACAATTTTAGAAAGCGATAGGAGTCATATAATTAAAGAAGTAATAGAAATAACTAAAAACGAAAACAAATGAATCTATTGACACAAAACACAAAAATAAAAGAAACGGGAAACTATCTAAAAAAGAAAGTTTTTAATTTTAGTATACCGGCCTACAAAAGTGCAACCGGAAAAGTAACTTGTCCCTTTGCAGATAGTTGCATAAAATTCTGTTATGCACAAAAGGGAAACTATAAAAGGTTTCCGTCAGTTGCTAAAGGTATGGAAAAAAAATATTTGTTAAGCAAACAAAGTAATTTTGTAGACTTAATGAATAAGGAAATAATAAAGAAAAAACCCGACTTTATTAGGGTTCACGATAGCGGAGACTATTACAGTAAAGCATACTTAAATAAATGGCTAACTATTGCGGAGCAAAACCCAAAAGTAAAATTCTATTCCTATACTAATAGTATAAAATTTATTAAGGAGCTCCAGGAGATCCCTGGGAACTTTGATTTTATTTTTTCGGATAGCGGTAAACAAAGTAATTTGATAGATAAGGCAAAAGACAGACACACAAAGATTTTCAAGAGTATTGATAGTCTTAATAAACTTGGGTACACTGACGCCTCAAAAATAGACTTAATGGCTACAAAATGGTTTAATTCTACTAATAGAGTAGGGTTGATCTTTCACTAATTAAACTAAATTAAAATTAATATGAAAAACAATATGCACTTAACGATTGAGGATCAGGAGTTTTTACTATGGTTACTTAATAACCATATTGAGGAGTGGGAAAACTTTTTCAGTAGTAATAAAGAAGCAAAAAGGATTATTAATAAAATTGAGTCGATATATTATGAGGAATAAAATAGATAATATTTGTAGTTGTTGCAATAAAGATAATGATCCCGATAACTTTCTTTGTGAGTATTGCGGGTTTTATATGGATATGTCAATTGCTTTAGATGATACGTTTAACTTACCAATAATAATAAATAAGAAATGAAATATATAAAACAATTAAACCAAACATTTTATTCAATTGAATTGGATAATAAATATTTTATATCTAATATGACCGGATTAAACAAACGAATAAGTGAGGAGGAATATTTTAAACTCACTGAACAGAACTAAAGTACTTTTTTTGTTTTGCTTGAATACCTCTAAGGATTAATTTCTTTAGGGGTATTTTTTTGGATATATTCTAAAGTTAATTTGTTGATTAACAATATAGTTGATTATCTTGAGTATACCGCCCTCTCTCTTTATCACCCCCTTCTCAAGCCCCCTCAGAGCTCTCCTAAGAGACTTTTATACTAATTAAGTACCTAAGCCCCATTCAGGGGTAAAGTTGCTTAAATTGACGTAAAATGCGTATTGGCAGGTGTGGGGTATCAGGTTTTGGAAAATCAGACACTTTTGGAATAAACGAAAAAACCCTCCTAATATCCAAGGAGGGTCTAATCAATTAACTATAAAAACTAAAATCTAAAAAAATGCACCACATATGAGGGTACATTTCAAATATAGTAATAATAATTTAAATATAAGGGAGATTTGAGAAAAGAATATAGTTAGGGCTTTCCTGACTTGGGGTGTATGATAACCTAGAGTTCTCTAAAGATATAGTTTGCTATAGATTTAATAGCCCACTTGTTGTGGTCTATTGGTTATCTGTAGATATAACTGACTTTTATGCAAAGTGTTTTATTTTCTAGCTAAATACAGAATAGATGTTTAGTGGTTATATAGGTATGAGTCAGAAATTTACATTAGAAATACCAAAAGACCTGTCCGCTATCACACTACAACAGTACCAGAAGTATCTTAAAGTTATGGAGGGTAAAGAAGATTCGGAAGATATGGAATTTATGAATCTTAAGGTGCTAGAGATATTTTGTGGTGTAACTATGAAAGAGGCTTATAATTTACCTTTAGCTAAATTTAGTTTTATCATAAACCATATTGTAGATATATTTAAAGAGAGTACACCTCTACAAAGAGACTTTACTTTAACAGACCCTAAAGGTGACAGTGTAACGTTTGGTTTTATACCAAAGTTAGATGATATAACACTAGGGGAGTTTATTGACTTAGATAATTACATAGGTGATTGGGATAATATGCATAAGGCTATGGCTGTATTGTATAGACCTATAACCTTCCGTAAGGGTGATTTGTATTTGATAGAGGATTATGAAGGTACAGACAAGTATTCGGAGACAATGAAGGATTCACCTGTAAACGTAGCTTTAGGTGCGATTGTTTTTTTTTATCGTTTAGGGAACGTTTTGTCGGGATATTTAGCGGACTCTTTAACCAAGGAGCTGATGGAGGATCAGGAGCTGAAGGATCATTTGGAAGCAAATGGGGATGGTATCAATCAATATATGCAATCGCTAAAGGAGATATCACAAAGTTTAAAGAGATTACAAAACTATCAGCTTCCGAATGTCTAACTTGGTTAGAGTTTGAAAAGGAGAAGAACGAATTAGAAACAAAGATGTTAAAACAGAAAACTAAATGAGACAAGTATATACTGTAATAGACAAGTTGAATGAAAAGCTAAAGGAGAATGGAATTACTAATACAGTCACCTTCGGGGATATACTGGAGGTTGATTTGGACAAAACAACTATTTATCCATTATCCCATATATCAATGGGGGATGTTGTCTTCTCGGATAGAATAATAACGGCTACAATACAATTGTTCTGTTTAGATGTAGTTGATAAGAACAACGAATTAACAGATGAGGAGTCAATTTATGGAAATGACAACTTACAAGACGTATTAAACACTCAGCTTCAAGTGGTTAATGATGTGCAGCAAGAGTTGAGGAGGGGTGAGTTGTTTAGCGATAGACTACAACTTACTACAGATATAACTGCATCACCATTTCTAGACAACTTTGAGAATCAATTAGCTGGGTGGGCTGCTACTATAAGTATAGAGATGCCTAATACAGAACACACTATCTGTTAATGGCAAAGAAGAAAAAGTATACAGAGAAGGTTCTTGATAACTACAAGAAGATATTGGTTAATGAATTCAAGAAAGAATTAAATAAGCCTAATAGTTACTTAGAAAAGAGTATTGTCGGTGAAGAGATTAAGAATAGAAGTGGGTTTACTATATCTATGAATGAATATGGCCTTAATGTAAATCAAGGTCGTAGTGCGGGTAAAGGAGTCCCACCTCAAAAAATAGATGAATGGGTTAGAAGGAATAGTACAATACTAAAATTAAAAGATACTAAACCATCAACTATTAAGCAAGTTGGTTATTTAATCAACAGGTCCATCAAAAACAAAGGTATTAAGCCCCATAGATTTATAGATATAGTAAGAGATAAGTTTGAACCTAGATTAACACTAGATTTAGCGGATGCTTACAGAAGAGAGATACAAGAAGAGCTAGATAAAGCCACTCCTTCAGCTAAGAAGGGTTGATAGCACACTTTAATAAAAAAAGGTTATATAATAAAAGATAAATAATGCCAGAAGATATCCAAAAAGTAAATGTTAGGAGTCCTTTTTTCATTACTGCTACAGGCGAAGGAGCTCCAGAAGACCCAGCAACACCTTCTGACCCTATAACTGATCCAACAACACCCACAGAATATGTTCAACCCGAAACATTAACTCAAAATATAATTTGTGGAGAAACTATAAAAGTAGGGGAAGATGTCGGAGGAAAACGATATTTATTAAATGTAGGCACTGCTACAGGGAATATTAATATAAGTTACACTGTAAATATACCTATAAGCATAATAGCATATTGGAATCAAACAGTGCCAGACTTTCAAAATACAGGTTATGTTGGTAATAATCTTTATGAACAAGATTTGTTAGATGCAGGGATATCAGCAGGTAATATGAACTTAGGTTCTGGAACACAAAGCGGAACTGTAACTATAAACAAAACTGCGGCTACACCAGAGACTGTAGCTATTTTAGTTTCCGCTCCATTAAAAACAGATGATTATCAATTAACTTTTGGATGCCCAACAGCACCTGCTGTACCCACCTCTACATTACCTACTCCTGGGGTTCAGTCTAGCGGTACTTTATTTGATGTAGTACCTGCATTTTACATAAATGTTTTAGGTAATGTAAAAGCTAGTTTAAGGGTTAATGATGTACTAGTAAATTCAAACTTAGAATCAAATAGATACTATGCTTTCACAGATCATTCTAGTGTTGGGCCTTTTGGAATAGGGATAGGTTACGAGACATATACAGAAAATAATGGTGTAAGAACCGAAAACACACCTACAACGCATTTAGCCAAATCTACATACTTTAATCAAAACATAAATAAAATAGAGTTTACCTTTGAACAAATAGCCTCAGGTCAACCAACGGTTGCTACAATGCATTATCAAAAAGGAGGTATTGTTTTTGACGGCCCTAGTAATATTTACAGGTATATAACCGACAATTCTACAGATTTAAATAAGTTTGGTATAAAGTATGGAGGTGGTTCAAAAGGTGGTTTTATAGGGGATGACTCGATAATATCAACTCGTCAGCTTTATGGCACACCTCCTAGTGGTTCAAGAAAGATGATATTTTACTATAGAAATGACCCTTCTTCTTCAGCAGGTTTAGACCACCCTAGAAAGCCAACCTACGCAGATGACTATACTAAAGGAACTTATGTTAGCGAGATTAACTCAGGCGTTGAAAGTGTTGGTAGTTTGTTTGGATTAAGGCTTCATAATTAAAAAAAATAGTAATGAATTTAGACAGTGCAGAATTAAAAATATATATATATAAAAGTGGAGGAAAACCTTCTTCACCTCAATACACGTTGTCTAAATCAAAAATATCGAATGACAGTGTTATAAGTTTTGAAATATCAGAATTAATAAAAGATTATATTGATGTTTCTTTTGATGGAAGTTATGGTCTTGCTTCTTTTACGGCTTTTGTTGATACAGAACTTACTAGAACATTTAAAGCTACAGTAAGTGGTACTGAAGTAACAAAAACAGATGCAACACCTTTAACTAGAAAATTCTTAGCGTTTAGAGGTTATGGAGAATTAGAAGATGAGAATTTATATTTAACAGCTCCTTATTATGGTAAAAACATAAACCCTACTCTATCAAAAGATGTTTTAATTAGTAACAGAAAAATATATCATAAAAAAGGAGAACCCTTATATGTTCCTTTCTATACGACAACAGATGGTGTAAATCAAGTTAAGTTTTTTGACGGAACAACGGAATTAACTAGTCAAATATATGGTGGTTCTGTATCTAACATAAGAGCAGACAAAACAGATGTTTATGCTGACAACTTCACAGGTGCGCTAGATTACTATAGTGCTGATATGACCTTTAGAAGAAACGAGAATGCCGATGATACAACTAAGACGGCAGTTGGGGGCGGAACTACAACAAGGGTGGTTTATACAACTCCTACAGGAGTAGATGTTACTATACCTGTAGAGGAGATAGAAGAATGTAAGTACACTTCTTATAAGGTAACATTTTTAAATAAATTTGGAGCATTACAGGACTTATGGTTCTTTAAGAAGAGAGTTGATTCGTTCTCTACCAATAGAGAGAGTTATAATAGAAATATATTAATCAATACCACAACAGGAGTAGATTATAGTAGATTCTCTCACACTAGCTCTTTATTAGATGTTTCTAGTGAAGAAAGTTTTGTAATGAACACAGGATTTATTAGTGAGGATCATAATGAAGTAATCAAACAACTTATGGTAACTGAATATGCTTGGGTTCACGAGCAAACAAACTTTAACTTTGAGCCTGTACCTATTGTTCCAAAAACCTCATCCTTTACTAGCAAAACAGCTTTAAATGACAAACTAATAAACTTTGAAGTGGAATTTGAATATGCTAACAGTTACATACAAAATGTTAGGTAATGCAGAGACTACAATTATATATTGAGGATAATGAAGGGAACTACCCTTTAGTTGATTTGTTTGATGATGAAATAATTGAATTAACCTCAACTATACAAGATGTTAAGGATATAGGGAAAGTGTTTACAGACTACTCTCAGACCTTTACAGTTCCAGCATCAGATACGAATAACAAGATATTTCGTCACTATTATAATTATAACATTACTGGGAATGCTTTTGATTCAAGAAGGAAGAAAGAGGCGTTACTTCATATAAACTACGCTCCATTCAGGAGAGGTAAAATATACCTTAACAGCGTTAAGATGAAAGACAATAAGGCATACGCTTATGAACTCATATTCTACGGTAATACTGTATCGCTAAAGGATTTATTGGGAGATGATGAACTTACTGATTTGCCTTATTTGAATAATTTTAATCATAAATATACAGATGCAGTAGTAAAAGAAGGATTTGAAGATGGATTAGACTTTGTGGTTAACACTGAAACAAAATCGGATGCAATTATATATCCCTTAATAACCTCAAAAAAGAGATTATTCTTTAATTCTGATGATCAAAATGATATAGAATTTAATTCAACTGGAAACATATATTATAATGATAACCCACAAGACACTACTAGAGGTCTTGAATTTACTGACTTAAAACCGGCAATAAGGGCATATAACATAATAGAAGCAATAGAGGATAAGTACAATTTATCATTCACTAAAGATTTCTTTAACTCTCCAGCTTTTGACAATCTATACTTGTGGTTAAGTAATGTAAAAGGCGAATTTAATGAGCAGGAAGATTTTAAACTATTTGAGTATTATGTAAAAACTGCTGAATATCAAGACAACACTACATACAGAGGTCCGGGAAGTTCTTGGACAAATCAAGACATTCCTGAAGTTACTTTTGAGAACGATATCGTAACAATAACCAAATCAACAGGAGTAGATGAATATAAGATAGCACTTAGATCACTATATTCTCCTAAAACAGCTTTCGATATTGTTTTCACTGAAATTGATGAACTTGGTAATGAAATAGGAGAATACGTCACTAAGATAGGAGAGGTGCTTTCAGCTCCAGACTACGGAACTTTTGTTGGATATTACACTGCCTTTCCTTCTTCTTCCAGTGCTGGAACTAGAAGATTTAAGACAAAGGTTAGGTCTGATAATTGGTCCTCTATAAGTCCAATATTACACGTTATAAAGGACTCAGGAGGAACTCCTGTTCTTCAGGCGTGGTCCAGCATATCTAGTGACGTTAGGTTAGAAATTGACATATCTATAACAGATGATTATGTTATCCCTAAAATGAAGGTTATAGATTTTTTAATAGGGCTGTTTAAGATGTTTAATTTAACCGCATATTATATTGACGATTTAGATGACAGTGATTATAATTTAAACAATAAACCTACAATATATGTAGATACGTTGGATAATTATTATGCGGATGCTGTGAATAACAAACTAGGGGCAACTATAGATATAACTAAATATGTTGATTCAACTGAGCATATGGTAAGTTCTGTTATGCCTTTTTCTGATATAGAATTTAAATATAATAGTAATGATTCTTTACTAATGAGGAATCACGAAGAACAATTTAATGAAATATTTGGAGATGCTGAATTTGACGTTAGAAATGACTTTACAGATCCAGTAACAGGCGAATACCTTATTGACAGAGGCACTAAATATCCAATAGATGTTCCTTTTACTCATATGAAATTTGAAAGGCTAATTAATTTAGCTAGACTAGATGATGCCTACGAACAAACTGACAATACATCAATTCAGTGGGGTTATTCTGCTGGGGGAGAATTTAACGCAGATACTGACGTAAGCCCTCCTACAGGTGATTATGACTCTTTAGACGTGAAGCCATTATTGTTTTACGCAATTAGAGAGACAGACTTACCAGTAGCTAGTGCTGCTAATGACTACGTAGATGGAAGAATTAATTGGATTTTTGGAGGGAACTCTAATGCTATTTCAAACTATTGGAGACCTTCAAATAGTAATGAGTCTGGAAATTCAACAACTCCACCTGCATACACTTTAAATTTTGATCAAGAAGTTGATGAATGGCAGAAGATAAATTATTCAACTGATGTAGCTGGAGCTGAAACAAATTCCTTGTATTATGTTTTTTACAGAAGTTATGTGAGAAGTGTATTTAACCCTGCAAAGAGAATGTTTAAATTGACAGCATACTTGCCAACAAGAATAATAATCAACTATAGATTAAATGACCAAATAAAAATACACGACAAGATGTTTAGGATTAATTCAATAACAACAAACCTAAATACTGGTAAATCAGAATTAGAATTGTTGAATATATTTTCAAATGAGACATTATGATTAGAGAGATAGTGGACTTATTAAAGCAGAGAGATTTTTACGGTGTTGATCCTATTATTGATATTGCTAAGGGTAAATATAAAGCTCCTGTAACTGTAAAAGAATTAAAAGAATCCGTAAAGAGAAGAAGTAATGGCTGATAATAATAAAAAGATAATATATACCGTAGAGGTAAATGACAAGGGCAAGGTCAAAGTAGAAGGGTTAACTAAAGGCTTTATTAACGCTAGTACAGCAGTTAAAAATCTTAATAAGGATTTGATACAGCAAGGCCAAATAATGAAGGACAACAATAGAGTCAATCAAAATATGATTGATAAAACAGGTCTTGCAGGAGCAACTCTTGTCGAATTAGGTCGTACTATATCAGACTCTAACTACGGTATTAGGGGTATGGCGAACAACTTGTCTCAGTTGTCTACATTAATGATTACTTTAATAAGCACCACGGGTGGTGTTGTAAATGGTGTTAAAGCATTAGTGTCTGCTTTTATGGGTCCATTAGGTTTTATTATTGCGTTTCAGGCAGTTATTGCTTTAATAGAAAGGCAGGATATGGAGGCTCAAAAACTAAAGCGCACAATGGGTGTTCTCGGTTCGGGAGTTGCTGATACGGCAGGTAATTTTGAAATATACATAAGAAAACTACAAGACTCAAATGAATCTCAAGAACAACAAGCTATAGCTATACAGAAGTTAAATAAAGAATTCCCTGATTTTGTAAAATCACTCAAGGAGTCTGGTTCTAGTATGGATGATATAAAAAACAAGACCTTTGATGCTATACAAGTTATCAACGAATACAGAAGATCTATTGTTGCTCTAGCTTATTCAGAAGCTGCTCGTAAAAAAATAAAAGATTTAGCTGCAAAAGAAATAGATGCGGAAAAGACTGCTATCGATGAGCTTAAAGAGGGCGGTATGTCTTTAGATAGGGCTAGAACGCTTTGGGCCAAAAGAGAGGAGATAAGACAAAACGATCAACTATCTGATTCTGAGAAAGTAATGGCTATAAACAAGATGTTTAGAAAAGAAATAGTTGAGGGTTCTGAAGAATTTTCTAAATTTAATCTAGACAGATCTGCCGACATAATTGATTCATTAAATGCTGAAAATATAAGCATACAGGAACAAATAAATCTACTTGTTAATAGGGTAATACTAGAAGAGGATAACTTAAAAAAAGGATTATCTAAAGATAAAAAGTTTAAAGCTAGTCAACTTGATTTTGAGAAAGAGATAATAAAATCACAAGGGAGAATAAGTGCGTCTTTAATAACAAATAATGAATTGAGAGTTAAAGAAGAGTTTGACACTATAAGAGAGTTGGCTGTTCTAAAGCAAAAAGATTTTGTCGAAGCACAACAGAGAAGAGTTGACGCTATAACAGACGAAAAATTAAAGGCAAAAGCTCAAAAGAAAGTCAACAAAGAGATTGCTGATTCCGAAGAATCACTTGTTAAATATATAATTCAGTTAAGAGCAGAAAGGGATAGAACTATAAATCAAATGAGGATTGATGATTTGTCTAATGCATCATCCTTAATGGAGGAAGAGCAAGGGATAAGAAAGCAATCAGCCTTAGAATTTAATTCTTTTCTAGCACTAACTAACAAGCAGAGGTTTGATGCGGATATAGAATTAGAAAAGTTAAAGACTGAAATAATAATACAAGAGTTAGAACAACAAATTGAAGTTAAAAGAATAGCAGGTGAATCTACTATAGGTCTCGAGGAAAAACTAGACAGAGTAAGAGAGGAGTTGTCTCAAAAGCAGGTAGAAAGAGGTGTTAAACTTATAGACGAAGAAGCTAAAAGGATAAACGGAATAATAAAAGCAACTCAAGGAGCTTTTTCTCAATTGAGTAATGTTTTCACTTCTTATACTGATGCTAGAATAGAAGCTCTAGCCAGAGAAAGGGACTATGTGTTAAATTCAGAGACATTAACAGGAGAGGCTCAAAAGAAAAGAATTGAAGACATACAAAGAAGAGAATTACGAGCGCAGAAAAATAAGATAAGACTAGAGAGAGAATTGTTTACAATAAAACAATCAATGCTTATAGCTGAACAAGTAATGAAGGCCAAGGCTGTTTTAGCAGAAAATGCACTAAAATTAAACGTTGCTTTAGCTGATGTAGGTACTGAGGCTGCCGTTCAAGCAGGGAAAGCTCAGATGTCTATAGGTACTTTTGTTGCTAAAGGTGGGGCAGCAGGTTTAGCTACATACGCTATAACAATTGGTGGATTACTAGCGTCTATCTTTGCTGCAAGGAAAAAGGCTCAATCACAAATAGCATCATTAGGTGGTCCTGGTGTTGGAGCTATTGGTGGAGGAGCAGGTGGCGGTGTAGAAGCTCCAGACTTCAATATAGTAGGCGCATCTCCTGAATCGCAGTTAGCACAGACAGTTGCGAATCAACAATCAAAACCTTTAAGAGCATTTGTAGTAGGTAAAGATATCACTAACCAACAAGAGCTTGATAGAAACGTTGTATCCAACTCTAGTTTAGGATAAATTTATAACGAATAGAAATCAAATAGTTATTTATATATGGAACGCATTATAGAACTTATTATAGACGAAGAAAACGAGTTTAGTGGAATAGAAGCTATCTCTGTTGTTGAAAATCCTGCTATTGAAGAAGACTTTATAGCCTTAAAAGAGCATAAAGAAGTAAAATTGGCTGAGGTAGACAAAGAAAAAAGGATTTTGATGGGTGCAGCTCTTATACCTAACAAGAAGATATATAGAAACAGTGGAGAAGATGAGTATTATATCTTTTTCTCTGAAGATACCGTCAGAAAGGCTTCTGAATTGTTTTTAATGAAGGGCAATCAAAACAACAGTACTTTAGAGCATCAGGTAGAGCTAGAAGGTATGTCTGTAGTCGAATCTTGGATTATAGAAGATGAAGACAAGGACAAATCAAGAAAGTATGACTTTAATCTACCTATTGGTACTTGGATGGTATCTGTAAAGGTCAATAATGATGATATTTGGGATCAGGTAAAAGCAGGTGAAGTAAAAGGTTTCTCTATAGAGGGTTACTTTGCGGATAAAATGGATGGACCTAAGGAGTCTTTGCCTGAACAGATGTGTTCTGAGTGTCTAGAAGAATTAAACGCTGAATATGAGCTCCTAGAGGCCTTAGAAAGCCTATCTGAAGAGGTTGAATTAGAATCTTATGGAGGTTATCCTGAATCTGCATCTAATAATGCTAAACTGGGGATAAAAAGAAATAAAGAATTAGGAAATAAGTGTGCTACTCAGGTTGGCAAGGTTAGAGCTAGACAGCTAGAGAGAAAAGAGAAGTTTACAGTATCTACCTTAAAGAGAATATACTCTTATTTAAGTAGAGCTGCTGAATATTATAACCCTAGTAAGCCTGAGGCTTGTGGGACTATAAGTTATCTTCTTTGGGGAGGCAAAAGTATGTTAAACTGGACTGAATCTAAATTAAAAGGATTAGAGAAACTAGAGGATGTGAACCCTTGCCAAGAAGGTTATGAGATGGTTGGGTTTAAGAATAAGAACGGTAGAAAAGTGCCTAATTGCGTACCTAAAAAATGATAAATAAGATGAAAGAAACTCCAAGCTATTCTTCTCCTAAAAGCAGTAAGAGAGGATGTCTTTGTAAGGATGGAAGAACATACTCAAGAAAATGTTGCAACGGCACATTAATAGCTCAAGGCGTGGGTAGTGTTACTAGATATTTGTTTCACCTATACACTGAAGACGGGAAAAAGTTAATGCAAGAAAACACACATAAATTATATCAATAATGGCAGATCAAAAAATATCAGAACTAACAGATGCTACTACACTTACAGGTACAGAGCAAATCCCTTTAGTACAAAGTAGTACAACAAAGAAAGCTACTATAAACGACATAACAAATCATATTATAACTGTAGCTAAAACAACTTCAGCGGATGAGGTTGTTGATTTAGATTCTTCTACATACGAAAACGCTATGATGATAAAATTGACTTGGGATGGCGCTTCAGGAACTGCAACATACACATTACCAGATGCAACCTCATCTAACTCAACAAATAGGGTCTTAAGATTTATAACAGATAGTACATTTTCTGCTAGTACAAGGGTTGATATAACTCCTGCTAGTGGTCAGAATCTGGATGGTGCTACATCCTCATATGAAATAAATAAAGCATATGAAGGTATAGCCGTCTGGAGTGATGGTGTAGAATGGTTTATTGTTCAGAAAAAAGCCTAAAAATACAACACTTTGAGGGTTAGTCAGTAATATTTATAAATATTAAATTTTATGAAAGCAAGTGAAATCGTTTCAAAACTGAAAGAAGTGCTTTTATCTTCAACAGAAGATGTGGAAACTCAAGATACAATACAAGAAGAAGTACAACTTGAAGAATCTACTCCAGAAGTTAAAGAGGAAGTACAATTAGAGGAAACTCCCGAAGGTGAGGTTTCTGAAGATGATTTAGCAGAAGAACCTGCTGAAATGTCTTACGCAACAAAAGAAGAACTAGCGGAAGTTAGAGCTTTAGTTGAAAAGATGATGGGTCAATTAGAGGCTAAAGAAGAATCGAAAGTAGATGTTCCTCAAGAACTTTCTGCTGACGAAGCTCCTGAACAACCTTTAATGCACTCTCCTGAGAATGTATCAGAGAATGCTCCATTAAACCTTTACGCACAAAATAGAGCTACGACTACTTTAGATCGTGTTCTTCAAAGAATTAGTAAATAAAACACAAAAATCAAATTTAAATTATGGCAACTACAACTTCAATCACTACTACTTATGCAGGTGAATTTGCTGGAAAGTACATTTCGGCTGCATTGTTAGAAGGTTCTACTATCTCTAGCGGTGGTATTACTGTTAAACCTAACGTAAAGTTAAAAGAAGTAATCAAGAAAGTATCTACTAACGATTTAGTTAAAGATGCAACTTGTGACTTTGACGCAACTTCTACAATCACTCTTACTGAGAGAATTTTAACTCCAGAAGAGCAACAAGTAAACTTACAATTGTGTAAGAAAGATTTCCATTCAGACTGGGAAGCTATTCAAATGGGATACTCTGCATTCGATAGCTTACCTCCTAGTTTTGCTGATTTCTTAATCGGACACGTTGCTGCTAAAGTAGCACAAAGAACTGAGCAGTCTATCTGGGCAGGTGATACATCAACAAACGGACAATTTGATGGTCTTTCTACTATCGTAGCAGCAGATGCAGGATTGCCAACAGCGCAAGAAGTTGCAGGAGCAACTGTAACGTCTTCAAACGTAATCACAGAGCTTGGTAAAATTGTAGACGCTATTCCTTCTTCTCTTTATGGAAGCGAAGACCTTAATGTATATGTATCTCAGAATATCGCAAGAGCTTACGTAAGAGCTTTAGGTGGATTTGGTGCAGCAGGATTAGGTGCAGCAGGTACAAACGCTATGGGAACTCAGTGGTGGAACAACGGAAGTTTATCTTTTGACGGAGTTAAACTATTTGTTGCAAACGGACTAGCTGATAACACAGCTATGGCAGCAGAAAAATCTAACTTATTCTTCGGTACAGGATTGATTTCTGATCATAACGAAGTAAAAGTTATTGATATGGCTGACTTAGACGGTTCTCAAAATGTGAGAGTTGTAATGAGATTTACAGCAGGTGTACAGTATGGTGTCGTTGAAGATATTGTAACATACGGTATTACAAACGCTGCGAACTAATAAATAATTAAATAACTATAAAGGGTGGGTAAGCCAAGATGCCTACTCACCCTTTTTTAATACTAAAAAGATATGGCTTGTGATTTAACTAGAGGGCGTAAAGAAGGCTGCAAAGATCAGGTTGGTGGTCTAAAAGCTATCTACTTCACCGATTTTGGTGATTTAGGTACTATTACATATGCTGATGCAGCAAATGAGGATTACCAAATAACTGACCTTTCAGGCACTTTTACTGCCTACAAATATGAACTAAAAGGGAATAGTAATTTCGAACAAACGATTACTGCGAACCTAGAGAATGGAACTACGTTCTTTGAACAATCTTTAAATGTTACGTTAAAGCAACTAAGTAAAGAGGACCACAAAGAATTGAAGTTACTATCTTATGGTAGACCACATATTGCTGTGGAAGACTATAATGGAAATGTATTTTTAATGGGTACAGAGCACGGTGCTGAATTATCCGGAGGTACAATTGCTACAGGAGCATCAATGGGTGATTTAAGTGGATACAGCCTTACCTTCACAGGTATGGAGAGAAGACCTGCAAACTTTGTAGACTCACCAACTGATGGTAGTCCTTTCGCAGGAATGGCTTCAGCTTCTGCTACAATTACAGAAGGTACAAACTAATAAGAGTTCATTTTGATGAGAAGATGGGGTGGCTTTATGGTCACCCTTTTTTTTTGAACAAAATCAAAGGTATTTAGTTATACTTATATGATAAGACTTTTGCCAAATACAAATTCACAAACACTAAGTATAATACCTAGGTCATATACTGCTGCTAGTGATTTAACATTAAAAATTGTTGAAGATGGCACAAAAAAGAATGAGACACTAACTGACTTAACCTCAACAGTTAATGGTAATTTCTTAGATATACCTTGTACTTTTAGTATACTATCTGATGATTCGGTTTATTCTATAGAAGTGAAGCAGGGTTCAACATTACTTTACAGAGATAAGGTTTACGTTACGTCTAAAACAGATACTACAGTATCTCACACATTAAATACCAGTCAGTATAATAATTATGATGCTGAAACTGATGAGCAACAATATATGATAATATGAGTCGAAAAAGTATAAAAGCGAATAGAAATATCCAAAGGCCTAGAAATATAGACCCTAATATGAGGGTTATTAACCTATCTGGTTATGAAATACCCAAGGTAAAAGAGAATACTAGAAAAGAATGGGTTGAATATGGAGATGACAATAACTACTTTTATGAGCTTATTGAAAGATATCTAGGAAGTCCAACAAACTCTAGGTGTATCAATGGTATTGTTGATATGATTTATGGTAGAGGCTTAAATGCAACAGATTCTACAGATAAACCTGAGATGTTTGGTAAGATGCAGGCTTTGTTAAAGCCTACAGATATAAAAAGGATAGTTAATGACATTAAGATGCTTGGTCAAGCTACGATTCAAGTTGTTTACAAAGCAGGTAAAAAAGAAATAACAGGACTGCATCACTTCCCAACAGAAACATTAAGAGCGGAAAAGGCAAAAGATGGAAAAGTGCAGGCTTACTATTATCATCCTGATTGGGTAAATATAAAGCCAAGTGATAAACCAAAAAGAATACCTTCGTTTAGAAATGGTGGTAAAAATGAAAAAATAGAAATTTATTGTATTAAACCATATAGAGCAGGGTTTTATTACTATAGCCCTGTAGACTATCAAGGGTGTTTACAATATTGTTCTCTAGAAGAAGAGGTATCTAACTATCATATCAATAATATAAAGAATGGACTGCAACCTTCTTTATTATTAAACTTCAATAATGGTATACCTACAGATGAGATACAAGAACTTATTGAAAGAAAGATATATGATAAATTCAGTGGGTCTTCTAATGCTGGTAGGTTTATATTAGCTTTCAACGAAAGCACAGAGACACAGGCCAATATAGAGCCTATACATCTTCCTGATGCTCACGCTCAGTACGACTTCCTAGCTAAAGAGAGTAGAGAAAAAATTATGATTGGTCACGGTGTTGTATCACCTATATTGTTAGGTATAAAGGATAACACAGGCTTTGGTAATAATGCTGAAGAACTTAGAACAGCATCTATTCTTATGGATAATATTGTTATCAGACCGTTCCAGACATTACTTATTGATGCATTTAAGGAGCTTTTGTCATTTAATGGAATATTTCTTGATCTATACTTTACCACTTTACAACCGATAGAGTTTACAGAACTAGAAAACATATCTACTAAGGTTAAGAGAGAGGAAGAGACTGGTGAAAAACTATCTTCAGATAAGGTAGAAGATTTAGAAATAGAAGATATAGAGGTAGATGTTGAGGTAATTCAACCAACTGAAAATAAAGAAGAATAGTTACTATGAAGGCATTATTTATAACAATAAAGGAATTAAAAAGGAAATCTATATTTGATGGAAACCTTGATTCTGACAAGATAATTCAGTTTATTGAAGTGGCTCAAGATACAGAGATACAGACATATCTAGGTACAAAACTATATAAAAAACTACAGGCTGATATTATAGGAGACACTTTAACGGGTGACTATAAAACGTTAGTAGACGATTATATAAAGCCAATGCTTGTTTGGTATACTCAGGCTGCATTTATTCCTTACGCAGCTTATCAGATATCTAATGGTGGTATATATAAGCATAATTCAGAGAACGCTACCTCTGTAGATCAATCTGAGATAAATTCTTTGGCTAGTCACGCTACAGAAACTGCTGAGTTTTATACTCAAAGATTTATGGACCATATGAATTATAACAGTAATTTATACCCTGAATACATATCAAATCAAAATGATGGTATGTACCCTGAGAAGGATGTTAATTTCACAGGTTGGGTTTTGTAATGGCGAAAAAGAAAAGAATAGGTTATAAGCCTAAGAAAGAGAACGAAATTAAATTAAATAGTTATTTAATAAAGAACGACGATGAGTTGGGGAAAGATATACGAAACAACACATTTCGGAGAAATAAATAACAGTATAGGTTGGGGAGATATTTATCAAAATATCGTAACTACCTCTGCTAGGTCTTTAGCTAGTACGACAAATATATTTGCCGATACTATCAACTATCTAGCGAGTAATTTTTACAGTGAATAATGGCAAATACAATAAGTTGGGCGGTTTCGTATTGTAGTAGTTGGTGGGGTAATAACTCTAATCAGTCTACTATAAACATAAATTCTAAACCTCCCTGTCTATAATCAATAACAATAAGAGATGGCTAAACAAGTAATAGGAATTGGGAGTGCAGCAAACGATGGAACAGGTGATCCGTTAAGAACAGCATTTGATAAGATCAACGACAATTTTACGGAATTGTATAGTGATGATGCAGGTGATGTTAATTCGGTAAATGGTGCAACAGGAACAGTAGTATTAGATTCAGATGATATTGCAGAAGGTACTACTAATGAGTATTATACAGAAGCAAAGGTATCAGCAAATACAAGCGTAACAGCAAATACCGCAAAAGTAACAAATGCAACTCACACAGGAGATGTAACTGGTTCTACTGCACTTACAATAGCAAATGATGTAATAGACTACGACAAGCTAGGAGCGGAGTTCACAACAACTGCAGCAGTAACAACAGCATTAGATTTTAGTGCTGCACAAATATTTACTAAGACTATGACAGCGGACACTACTTTCACTTACTCAAATGTAGGTATTGGAATGGTTAAGGACTTTATTTTAACAGGTGCATTTGTACCTACCTTTCCAAGTGGTACTAAAACAGTAGCAGGGACTTATGACGGTTCTGTATCTAACTTAATTCAAATAGTCGCAGTAGCAAGTGGAGATTACTGGATGTCAATTTCAAAAGCACAATAAAATGAAAGCAAAAGATTTCAACGGAACAATTAGAACTTATAGAAGATTGCCAAATGTTTGGGAAGATGACAACGGTGTACACTTAAACTTTAGAAAAGCTAACCACGCTTCTTTTGGGTTTTATGATGTAGTTAAACCTTCTTACGATAGCATAAGCCAAAGGTTAGGGGCAATTGAGTTTGATTCAGATAATGACGTATTTACTTATCCTGTAATTGATATTGACTTTGCTTCTACTTATGACGTACACACACCTATTGTAGACGAAGATGGAGAAGCAGTATTAGATGAAGATGGAGAACCAACTTATGACGTAACTACTGAAAGCACTTACAAGATTGACGAATTAAAGTCAGATAAGAAGAAAGGGGTAAACGAAGAAGCAGGAAGGTTACTAAAGCCAACTGACTGGTATGTAATTAGAAAGTCTGAAAGAGATATTGATATCCCTACTGATATTGCTACCGAAAGAGCGGATATTATTACAAAGGCTAACGGATTTGTAGATGCTATTGATGCACTAGAAACTGTAGAGAGCGTTTTAAGATATACGTTTGCGTATTACCCAAGTGAAGATTTAGTATAATTTAATTTAAGATATGTTAGGCAAAAGAATTATTAATACTGCGACAGGAGCAGCAGCAGCTTGTACAACAGATACAGTTCAAATATTAGGAGATACTTCTTGTGTAGCATATTATAAAATGTCAGATGCTACTGACCAAACAGGTTCTTATGACGGTACACCTACAAACGTTAATTTCAACGTAGCAGGTAAGTTTGGTAATGCAGCGAGTTTTAATGGGAGTAGTAGTTTAATTTCAAATACTGTTGGTGCTACCCCAATTACATCTTTTAGTATGTGGGTTAAATTTAATTCTACATCTCAAGGTTCTTATTTGCAAGTGTTTGATAATAAT